TATATGCTTTGCGAAAAGAGGAACGAAGTGCCTGATTACAAACAATGAAAGCTGTCCGGACAACTGTGGTTTTCGTAAAAGCGAGGATAAATTCAGACAGGACTTTTTGAAAAGTAAAAAGCGGCTGCAAAAACTTGGGATTTTGGAAAGCTGCCGGCATACATATCCCGTGCTGGACAGCATGTGCAAAGTCATAAAGTTTTAACGGAGGTGCGGAGGATGACAGCGAAAGAATATTTATCAAGGGCGTATCTTCTGGATCAGCAGATTGTAAGCAAGCTGGAGCAAGTACAGTCGCTGCAGGAACTTGCGTGTAAGATAACTTCAGGGATGGACATCGGAAATGTAAGCGGCACCAAAGATCCACAAAGGATGGAAAACCTGATGGTGAAGCTCATGGATTTACAGAATGAGATCAGTCTGGATGCCGAACGGCTGGTTGAGGTAAAGCTTGAAATTATGGAAAAAATCAATACAGTTAAAAATTCCACACACAGGCTTTTGCTTGAACTGCGGTACTTATCAGGAAAAGATTGGTCTGTAATTGCTGATAAATTGGGGTATGATCTTCGGTACACACATAAAATTCATGCAAAAAGTTTAAAAGAAATTCAAACAGGACACTAAAAGACATTGTATGACACTGGCAAAGTATGATATATATATAATCAGAGAAATTGGATAGACGGAGAACAGCCCTGCCATATAAAGTGTTGGGGCTTTTGCTTTGTCCAATTATATGGAGGTGCTGTAGATGCCGACAAAACCAAAAAAACCGTGCAGGCATCCGGGATGCCCGGAGCTGACGCTCGATACCTACTGCGAAAAACATAATAAATTACATAACCGCCCTTCCGCGCATGATCGCGGATATGACTGCAAATGGCGCAGGCTGAGCAAGCTGTATCTGCAGTCGCATCCGCTCTGTATTGAGTGTCACAGGCAGGGTAGGCTGGTGGAAGCGACTGCTGTTGATCATATTGTTCCGCACCGCGGCGACCCAAAGCTGCTGTGGGATCAAAGGAATTGGCAGCCATTGTGTAATAAATGTCATAACACCAAGACCGGAATGCAGGACAGTATACCAAAGTATCGGTATAATAAAACCAAATGATACGTATTTTTTTTAATTTCGTATGCAGTTGAACACCGGAATCCTCTGATTTAATGAGGGGTTGCGGTGTTTTTGCATATAAAAAACAGAAAACAGAGGGTGATGATAAAAACGTATTTTTAGTGGTAAAAAGAATTTACGGCGTATGGCAATAAAAACAGACAGTTCTGCAGCGTCAGTTGCGCCGTAAGTTACAGGTACTATGATTAATAGAGAGGAAAACACTCAGGGTCATAAGTTTATCAGCATATAACATCAAATATGAGGGGATATGGATTTTATAGTGACCGGTTATGAAAATAATCTGAAAATTCATATTCAAGCAGAGCAGCGTGACTGCTTCCGGAGAAGGCCGGGCTTTGCGTAGTGAGAGCCGCAAAGACTGGCCGGAACCGGTATTATGATATTGTGCGGATAAGCTTTGTTATAGTTATATAAATACATCAGCAGAGGAGAGTGAAGATGCGTGGAGAAAGTGTTTCCAAAGGCAATGGCGGGGGATATTCCCGTCTACTGTGCTCACGACGAAATTGTGGATATTACAAAGCTTGTGGGCAATCCGAGAAACCCCAACACCCACAGTAAGGAGCAGATTAAGCTGCTGGCAAGGATTATACAAAGCCAGGGCTGGCGCGCGCCTATTACCGTTTCCAAACGAAGCGGTTTTATCGTAAAAGGGCATGGTCGGCTGGCGGCGGCAGTTGAAATAAAAACGGAGAAGGCTCCGGTGGATTATCAGGATTATGAAAGCGAAGCGGCGGAATGGGCTGATTTAGTGGCGGATAACCGATTGTCCGAGCTTAGTGAGCTTGACAAAGATATGGCGGCGGATATTTTAGCGGAAATCAAGGCAAGCGGCGATATCGACTTTGAGCTGACCGGGTTTACTGTGCAGGATTTGGATGAAATGATGTCCAATATAACAAGCGAGAACGTAAAAGAGGACGACTGCGAGATTCCACCGCCGGAAAATCCGGTATCCAGACAGGGGGATATCTGGCTCCTGGGCAGGCACAGGCTTCTGTGCGGCGACAGCACAAAACAGGAGAGTTATACGGTTCTGATGGAAGGCAGACAGGCGAACCTTGTTATAACCGACCCGCCGTATAACGTGGCATATGAAGGGACAGCCGGAAAAATCCTGAACGATAATATGGCGGGCGCGGAATTTAAAAAGTTCCTGCTAGCCTTTTACAAAAACACATATGGAGTGATGGCGGACGGCGCCTGCATTTATGTATTTCACGCGGATAAGGAAACGGTGAATTTCAGAACCGCCTTTACGGAGGCGGGTTTTTTCTGCCATGAAACCTGCCTGTGGGTGAAAAACAGCTTTGCCATGGGCAAATGCGACTACCATTATCAGCATGAACCGGTTCTGTACGGCTGGAAGCCGGGCGGCAGCCACAAATGGTATTCTGACAGGAAACAGTCGACGGTCTGGAACTATGACCGCCCGAAAAAGAATGATGTTCATCCTACTATGAAACCTTTGCAGCTGATTGCGTACCCCATTATGAATTCCAGTATGGTGAATTCCGTTGTGTTGGACCCATTCGGCGGATCGGGCAGCACGCTGATCGCCTGCGAACAGACGGACAGAATCTGCTGTATGATTGAGGTTGACGAAAAATATGTGGATGTCATAGTTGCGAGATATGCGCAGCAGATGGGTGATGATGGAAATATATACCTGATTCGTGACGGTATAAAAACGGCTTATGCGGAACTGGAAAAGGGTGATAACAATGCCTGATATAAAAATGGGGTCGCTCTTTGATGGCTCAGGCGCTTTCCCGCTTGCGGCAAATTTGAACGGCATTACGCCGGTCTGGGCGAGCGAGATTGAACCGTTCCCGATTAGGGTAACCACAAAAAGGCTGCCGGAAATGAAGCATATCGGTGATATCTGCCGCATAAACGGCGGGGGAATACAGCCTGTTGACATTATTTCCTTCGGCTCACCCTGTACCGATCTTAGTCTTGCTGGCAAAAGACTGGGAATATCTGGGAGTAAATCATCGCTGTTTTTTGAGGCGATAAGAGTAATCAAAGAAATGAGGTGTAAAACCAATGGGAGATACCCGAGATTTATTATCTGGGAAAACGTGCCCGGCGCATTCAGCAGCGGAAAGTCCCGCGATTTTAGAACAGTCCTCGAAGAAATCGCAAAAATCAAAGACGAAACCCTATCTGTTCCTATGCCTCCGAAGGACAAATGGCTTACCGCCGGAGAGATCGTGGGAGACGATTTTTCCATTGCGTACAGAACAGTCGACGCGCAATTTTGGGGAGTCCCCCAACGCCGCCGACGTATCTACCTTGTCGCAGATTTTGGAGGCGAATGTGCCGGAGAAATACTATTTGAGCCCCAAAGCGTGTCTTGGCATCCTCCGCAGAGCGCAGTTCCGTGGGAAACAGCTGCCGCCTATGCTGAAGGCGGCGCTGGAAATGCAGTCAGCTTTCAGCCGGGAGCCATGAGCCGGCTGGGAGGGCATCATGTCACAGAACAGACCTGCACGTTGCGGGCGCAGATGGGCGATAATCAGGTCTGCGTGGCGCTGTTTGAAAACCATAGCCAGGATACCCGCTATACAGGCCCGCTGGATACAGCGCGTACGGTGTCTGCAAACTATGGTGAAGGCGGCAACAACCAGCCGTTTGTGGTGAAAGAAATGCCCGCCGTGTTCCGTAAAGGTACCCGTCCCCATAATAGAAATGAAGCGCAGATTTGGGAAGAGGCTGAAACTGCCAATACGCTGAATACCTTTGATACAGGTGAAAGCAGGTGCAGTGAACTTACTGTGGAGAAAAAAATCTACGGCATCTGCTCCGACGGCAGCAACGCAATGAAATCGCCGAATCCGCACAGCGGAATTTATGAAGCGGAAACCAGCAGGACGCTGGACGCAAACGGCGGAACCCCAGCGTGCAACCAAGGCGGGCTCGCCATCGTGGAGAGCTATTCCCTGCAGGGAACCATGATCGGCAGAAAGGATAAAAACGGCCCAAAAGGCAGCGGTATCAAAAAGGATATATCGTTCACTATTGATACAGTCAGCAACCATGCCGTTGCATACGCGGGCGAACAAAGGCTGGGTTCGGACGGCGATGTGACGGGAACCATACAGGCGTCTTGCCATGATAAGCAGTTTTTGGGAAATCAGGAAGCGTTCAGCGGCGATTATCATGTTATTTCTCCGGGATACACAGTCCGAAGACTCACACCCACAGAATGTGCCTCCTTGCAAGGGTTTAGTAAAAACTGGTGCTCGAATTTGGGTACGGAGAACCCGAGTGAGGATGATATCGCGTTTTGGGCGGAGGTGTTTGAAACCCACCGCAAAGTCATGGGGACATCGTCAAAGCCCAAAAGCAGGAATCAGATTATCAAGTGGTTGGAAAACCCGCATTCGGACAGCGCCGAATACAAACTTTGGGGCAACGGATGCGCGCTGCCCTGCGTCTGCTTTGTTGTGGCTGGTATCGCGAGGGTAATAAAGGGCTTGTAACAACCGCACAAATTATTAAGCAAAAGATTGTTATATACGCAATTTGCATAGTGGCCTCCAAGTACGCTAATATGTACAATGAACCTGAGAATCTCAGGAAAAATATACGATTGGAGTGTTATCTATGCAGGAAAAACAAACGGGAACAGCGTATTTCAAACATCAGGCGCGGAGGCTGAGTGAGTTGGAGGATTACCGGATGGAATGTATCAGCCGAGGAAAAAAGCCGCAGCGGTATGTGATTGAAAAGGTGATTGCCCTCAGCAAAATTGAATTTGAGAATCTTTCAAGCGACTTGATTATGCCAAGGCAGTTCATCGCGGACAATATATCGCTGATGACGGTGGACGCAAACAATTTCTGGCATTGCCTGCTGGTGGTGCAGAAAGGCAATGAGGACATTGGAATTCTGGTTGAAAGCCGCAAAAAAGAATCGCCGGCATATACCGCACTGTATAAAAAGCAGGGGTTTAAAATAGCTGATTAAGGCGAAGGGAGGAGCAGCAGTTATGGACGATTTTTTTAAAAAGACAAGGTGTGACAGGTGCGGCGGTTCGCTGGAGGGTGGGAGGATCTGCTCCATGTTCAATCAGCAGACAATCTGTATGGGCTGCTCGGAAAGGGAACGAGATGATCCTGATTATTCCAAAGCGGTGGAAGCGGATCACGAACAGATCAGAAAAAAGAATTATAACTTTAAAGGCTTACGGGGGTAAAATGGATGAAAGAGGAGCTTGCGAAAATCGCAAAGGAAATGCTTTTGATTGATACGCTGGAAACAAGGCATTCGGATTTTATGGATTTCCATGAGGTATCGGTATGGCAGCTGCGCAAGGCGCTGGAAGCGGCATACGCGCTGGGTAAAAAGGAAGCGGAGAAACGGTAAAACATATATATTTTCAAAAAAGGCCAAGCGAAATGCAAGGCCTTTTTTGGTGTCTACATTTTAAAACAGGAGGTAGTTCAATATGGCAAAGGGGAAAATTCCCAAACCCACGGCAGTAAAAGTGCTGGAAGGCAATCCGGGACGGCGGCCGCTGAACGTGAATGAGCCTAAACCGAAGGCAATCGTTCCGCGCTGTCCGTCATGGCTGGACGATGAGGCGAAAAAGGAATGGGAGCGAATGTCCAATCGGCTGGAAAGCCTTGGGCTGCTGACCGAGGTGGACGGCAGCGCGTTTGCGGGATACTGCCAGTCCTATTCCCGGTGGAAACAGGCGGAGGAGTTTGTCACAAAGCATGGCTTTGTCATCAAAACCCCGTCGGGATATCTGCAGCAGATGCCGCATGTCGCCATTGCGCAGACGTATTTAAAATGCATGCAGAAATTCTGTGAGGAATTCGGCATGACGCCTTCGGCGCGCAGCAGGCTGTCGGGAGAGGATAACAGCGGGGAAGACGATTGCATGGAGGGACTGCTGTTCGGCGTCATCAAAAAGAAATAGCCGGAGGAGGGGTTTGGTATGTTTGACGAGGAAAAAGCGGAACGTGCTGTACGCTTTATCAATGCCCTCAAGCATACCAAAGGAAGATGGCGCGGCGTTCCTTTCGACCTGCTGCCTTGGCAGGATCAGATCATCAGGGACATTTTCGGGACAGTTAAAGAGGATGGATATCGGCAGTACAACACGGCTTATGTTGAAATCCCAAAGAAAAATGGAAAATCCGAAATCGCAGCGGCGGTTGCCCTGTACCTGACCTGCGCCGATATGGAGTGGGGTGCGGAGGTATACGGCTGCGCAGCGGATCGGCAGCAGGCGAGCATTGTATTTGACGTTGCGGTGGCAATGGTGGATCAGTGCCCGCCGCTGAAGAAACATTTTAAGCCGGTTATGTCAGTAAAACGGCTGGTATATAAGCCGACGGGTAGCTATTATCAGGTACTATCCTCCGAAGCCTTCACCAAGCACGGGCTGAATGTCCACGGCGTTGTGTTCGACGAGCTCCACGCCCAGCCAAACCGCGATTTGTATGACGTTATGACCAAAGGCAGCGGAGACGCGCGGTCGCAGCCGCTGTTTTTCCTGATTACCACAGCGGGTACGGATAGAAACAGTATCTGCTATGAGGTGCATCAGAAAGCGGCGGATATCATCGCCGGCAGGAAAATCGACCCGACCTTTTACCCTGTCATATATGGCATTCCCGATGACGCGGACTGGACGGATGAGGCGAACTGGTATCTTGCCAATCCGTCGTTGGGGCATACCATCGATATTGAAAAGGTAAGAAACGCCTGTAATTCAGCCAAGGATAACCCGGCAGAGGAGAATATATTCCGTCAGCTCAGACTGAATCAGTGGGTTAAGCAATCCCTGCGCTGGATGCCCATGGACAAATGGGACGCCTGCAATGAAATCATAAATCCGTCGAGCCTTATTGGCAGAGAATGCTTTGCCGGACTGGATCTGTCCACCACTCTTGACCTGACCGCTTTTGTACTGGTGTTCCCGCCAAGGCATGAAAACGAGAAATATATTATTCTCCCATTTTTCTGGATACCGGAGGAGAACCTGAAACAAAGGGTGAACCGGGATCATGTGCCTTATGACGTGTGGCAGGCGCAGGGGCATATACGGACAACCGCAGGTAATGTGGTGGATTACCGCCGGATTGAAGCGGATATTAAGGAAATTGCAAGCAAATATGTTGTTAAAGAGATCGCATATGACAGGTATAACGCCACGCAGATTATATTAAACCTGCAGGACGATGGCTTAACCATGATCCCCTTCGGGCAGGGGTTCAAGGATATGAGCCCGGCGACTAAAGAAATATTTACGATGGTATTGCAGAAACAGCTGATCCATAATAACCACCCCGTCCTCAGATGGAACTTTGATAACGTCCATGTTGAAACGGACTCTGTCGAAAATATCAAGCCATCCAAAAAATGCAGCACCGAGCGTATCGACGGCGCTGTTGCGACAATTATGGCGTTGGATCGGGCGGTTAGAAACAGGAATAGTTCGGGCAGCGTTTATGATAAACGCGGCCTCATCGTACTCGGTTAAGGAGATGACATATCAATGAACATATTAACAAGGATGTTTCAAAGCAGAGCCAGCCCCAAAAACCAGATTGGCGGCAGGCAGTTCTATTTCGGCAGGGCGCTGTCGGGGAAAAACGTAAACGAACGCACCGCCATGCAGACGACGGCGGTATATGCCTGTGTTCGTATCATATCCGAAACCATCGCCAGCCTGCCGCTACATACATATAAATACACAGATGACGGTAAGGAGAAAGACTATACTCATCCGTTATATTATCTGCTCCATGACGAACCAAACGACGAGATGACATCCTTCGTGTTCCGTGAAACGCTGATGAGCCATCTTTTAATATATGGTAACGCCTATGCGCAGATTATAAGGGACGGCAGAGGCAGAGTACTGTCGCTGTATCCGCTTCTTCCCGATAAAATGCGTGTAGACAGAGGTATGAATAAGCAGATCTATTATACCTATTCTTCTGACAATGACGGTCAGATACCGCTCAGACACGAGGAGGTTCTGCATATTCCGGGATTAGGGTTTGATGGCCTCGTGGGATATTCTCCCATTGCGATGACCAAAAACGCAGTGGGGCTTTCCATAGCCGCAGAGGAATACGGCAGTAAGTTTTTTGCCAACGGCGCGAACCCCGGCGGAGTGCTTGAACATCCCGGGCAGCTGAAGGATCCGGAACGGGTGAGGGAAAGCTGGAACAGCGTATACGGCGGGAGCAGCAATTCAAACCGCGTAGCCGTGCTCGAGGAAGGGCTTGAATTTAAATCCATTTCTATCCCACCTGAGCAGGCACAGTTTCTGGAAACGCGCAAGTTTCAGGTGAATGAAATCTGCCGCATTTTCAGGGTGCCGCCGCACATGGTGGCGGATTTGGAAAAGTCCAGCTTTTCCAACATTGAGCAGCAGTCATTGGATTTCGTGGTCAACACAGTCCGTCCGTGGCTGGTGCGGTGGGAACAGGCAATCGGTCAAAAACTGCTGCTGCCTGCGGAAAAAGGGAAAACCTTTGTTAAATTCAATGTAGACGGCCTTCTTCGGGGCGATTTCCAGAGCCGCATGACAGGATATTCCATCGCTCGGCAGAACGGATGGATGTCGGCGGATGATATCCGTGAGCTGGAGAATATGAATAAGCTTCCCAAAGGTATGGGAGGGGGCCGATACTTATGTAACGGAAATATGGTAGATTTAGAAATGGCAGGATCCTGGGTGAAAAAGGAGGGAAACAAACAGGTATGATAAAATTCTGGAATTTTAAACGCGCTGTCAATGAGGACGGCACAGAAAACATTTTAATTTTAAACGGACCGATTGCTGAAGAGTCGTGGTGGGGCGACGAGGTCACGCCGAAACTGTTCAAATCGGAATTGTCCGGATGCGAAGGGGATATCACGATATTTCTAAATAGTCCTGGGGGCGACTGCTTTGCCGCGAGTGCGATTTTTACGGCGCTCAAGGAACACAAAGGCAGGATTACCGTCAAAATTGACGGCATTGCGGCAAGCGCCGCGTCAGTAATAGCCATGGCGGGCGATATGGTGGAAATGTCGCCGACAGCTATGATGATGGCGCATAATCCGTCCATGATGCTTTATGGGGAGGCTTCGGAGCTGGAACAGGGGATCGTGTTTTTAAACGAGGTTAAAGAATCCATTATTAACGCTTACGCGATGAAAACAGGGTTGTCAAGGGCGAAAATATCGAAAATTATGGACGCCGAAACCTGGATGAACGCGCGGTCGGCAATTAATCTGGGGTTCTGCGACCGGATGATGTATACGGAAAGCAAAACGGAGGATGCGGGGGACAGTTATATTTTCGACAAAACTGTGATGGTCACCAATACCATTGCGGCGATGAGAAAAAAGCTGAATCCTATTGCAAAGCCTGAAGAATCAGGCGGGGAAATATCCGGTTTTGAAAAAAGGCTGGAACTTTTAAGGAGGTAATTATGAGCAAAATACTTGAACTCAGGGAAAAACGAGCTAAGGCATGGGAGAAGGCCAAAACGTTTTTGGATCATGCCAAACGGGAAGGCGATGTGCTGTCGGCGGAGGATACGGCAAGTTATGAAAAAATGGAATCCGATATTGTGGCGCTGGGCAGGGAGATTGATATTCTGGAACGGCAGGCGCAGATGGAGCTGGAACTGAATAAACCTTTGAATACGCCTATTAAAAACGCGCCCAAAGGCGGCGCCGATTCGAAAACAGGCAGGGCAGGCGAAAATTACAAAACCTCGTATTGGAAATATATGCGTAATAAAAACGCTACTACGGAGGTGCTGAACGCGCTGCAGATCGGGGGCGACGACGGCAGTGAGGGCGGATATTTAGTGCCGGACGAGTATGAAAAAACCCTGATCGACGGTTTAACGGAAGAAAATATAATTAGGCAGGTTGCAAATGTTATCTCCACCTCCTTCGGTGAGAGGAAGATTCCCGTTGTGGCGGGGCATGGCAGTGCGGCGTGGACGGATGAGGAAGCGGCTTTGACTGAAAGCGACGACAGCTTCGGCATGGTAACACTGGGGGCACACAAGCTGGCCACCATCATCAAGGTCAGCGAGGAGCTAATTAACGACAGCGTGTTCAGTATTGAGAATTATCTTGCCAGAGAATTCGCCAGAAGAATGGCGTCAGCTGAGGAGGAGGCCTTTATCACCGGTAACGGCACAGGCAAACCGACTGGGATTCTGATAAACGCCGAGGTAGGCGTAACATCCGCCGCCGCGGATACGATGAAAAGCGACGAGCTGATCGACTTATACCACAGCCTGAAAACCCCATACCGCAAAAAGGCGGTCTTTATCACCAACGACGCTACGGTTAAGGCGATCCGTAAGTTCAAGGACGCAAACAACAATTACCTGTGGCAGCCGTCGCTGACGGCGGGAACGCCGGACACTATTTTAGGCCGTCCGGTGAAAACATCGGGGTTTATGCCGGTGATTGCCGCAGGAGCCAAGGCGGTGATGTTCGGTGACTTTTCATATTACTGGATCGCCGATCGAACCGGTAGGACATTCCAGCGGCTGAATGAGCTGTACGCCGAAACCGGGCAGATCGGGTATCGCGCAGGCCAGCGTGTGGATGGGAAATTAACGCTGAACGAAGCGGTTAAGGTGCTTCAGATAAAGCAAGCGTAGGATGAGGGGTGAAGGTTTTGCTGAATCTGGACGAAGTAAAGGAATTCCTTCGTATAGATACTGATGCGGAAGACAGGCTGGTTGACGTGCTGATTCTTCTGTCAAAAGAAATGTGCGAGAATTATATGAGAAAAGAAATGCCGGAACCGATGCCGATGAGCATAAAACACGCCAGCCTGATTATTATTGCCCACTTTTATGAGAAGCGCGACGGGGAGCCGGTGCCAAGTGCGGTATACCGGCTTCTTGACGCATATAGGGAGGAAAAATTCTAGATGGACTTTTCAAGGCTCAGGCACAGGATTATATTTTTAAAACCACTTAAAACTGCGTCCAATTCCATGGGTGAGTCCGTGCCGCTGTGGATTCCGTTTAAGCCGACGCTGAATCCTAACCTTACGGTGGATGAAGATAATCAGGTGTATCTTACAATGGATTATCTGGGAAATGCCGTTCTTGTACATCAGGACGGAAAACCTTATGCCCACCCTTTGGATATAAATGATTTTGCCATATGGGCGAACGTGTCCCCTATGACCGGAAGGGAATATGAGGAAAGCCAGAAAATCCGCGCCGAAACGACGTATAAAATATCTACACGGTATTTTCCGGATATAACGGCTGATATGAAGATATTGTACGGTAAAAAGACCTTTGATATTGTTTCAGTTTTAAATTTGGAGGAACGGAATACTGAACTGCAGATTATCTGTACGGAGCGTGATACAAATGGCACAGGATTATAATATTTTCGGTTTTGAAGAATTGACAAAATTGTTTCAGAAGCTGGAGGCGAAATACCCCAATCAGGCGGACGCGATGCTTATGGCGCAGGGGAAAGCGGTGGCGAATAAGACAAAATCACTGTCCCCCATAGGCAAAACAAAGAAGCTGCGCGGCAGCTGGAGGGTAAAAAAACCGAAGGTATATAAAAACGGAACAGTGCGCGTGGTACGGGTACAGTCTCAGGCACCTCATGCGCACCTTGTAGAGCAGGGACATCAAATAGTGCGTGGCGGAAAAACCAGAGTGAACGGGCGTACGCTTAACCGTGTGCAGCGTTCCGTCCGGGGGATTCAGTCCGGTGGGAGGGTTGAAGGTAAACATATGCTTGAAAAATCCGTCCGGGAAGCGGAGAGCCGATTTTATAGGGACGCTAAAAAAATGCTTGACGTTTTGACAAAGGATATAGAGGCATAATTTATAAATCGGAAAGAGGGTTGAAATTTGATTGAATTAAAAGATATACAGTCAGCCATTGTGAAGCGGCTGACAGATAACGGCAATACGGTAACGGCGGCGGAGGTGACAGAAGGATTTGCGAAACCGACATTTTTCATAAATTTATTCACCAACGGCACGGAGGTGCAGAATCAGTTTCATGAACTGGTCAATGTGGGTGTTGAACTGAAATTTGTGCCGGCTGTGGAAACGCGCGAGGAATGCGTAAATAAATCGGAGCAGATCAAACAGATGTTTCTGCAGACGCCGCTCGGGGTCAAAGACAGGTTTTTGTCCGTTAATGAAATCCTGTTTGATATTGACGAGAGTAACCTTATATCATATTTTGAACTGGAATTTTTACAGGAGCGTAATATACAGGCAAAGGAATATGAAAAAATAGAAAGTATAGAATTCGGAGGTGTGACGAGTGGGGCTTCCTCAAATATTAATTGATTTTAAGGCAAAGGCGGATACGGCGGTTAAACGCAGCGGAAGCGGCATTGTCGCTGTGATTATAAAGGATAACACAAGCACGTTTGATACAAAAATTTATGCTAAAGAAAGCGATATCGTGCAAAGCCATTATACAGCTACAAACAGAGATTATCTGGCAAAAATATTTTTAGGCGGGCCGTCCAAGGTGATTGTGGAACGGATCGGCACAACCGATACATATGACGCAGCACTTGCGAGACTTCGGAACAAAGCTTGGAATTATCTTACGATTCCGTCGATTGCAACAGAAGACGTTACAACCATCGCGGACTGGATTAAAACGCAGCGGGCGGATAAAAAGACATATAAAGCTGTGCTGCCAAGCGCCGCCGCCAACCACGAGGGGATTATTAATTTTGCGACCGAAAATATTAAGGTGGGTACAAAAACCTACACCACAGCGGAATACTGCGCAAGAATCGTCGGACTGCTTGCCGGTCTACCGCTGACGCAGAGTGCGACCTATGAGCCGCTTGCTGAAGTGGAAAGCATTACCGAAAGCGTCACGCCTGATACGGATATTGACGCGGGCAAGCTGATCCTGATCAATGACGGCAGCAAAATTAAAATAGCAAGGGGCGTAAACTCGCTGGTAACGCTGTCCGACGGAAAAACAGAAGAGTTCAAAAAAGTGAAAATTTTGGAAGGCATGGACATTATTCGAGACGATATACGGACTACATTTGAGGATAATTATATCGGTGAGAATAACGATTATGACAATAAGGTGCTGTTCATTGCCGCTGTAAACCAATATTTTCAGCTGCTGGAGCAGCAGGGTGTGTTATATGACAAATATGATAACCTTGCCGCGATTGACCTGACTGCCCAGCGGGAGTATCTGATGCAGAAAGAAGATATATCCGACTGGTCGGATGAGCAGGTGAAGCAAGCGGATACGGGTACATATATTTTTGTTTCCGCCGACGTGAAACTGCAGGACAGCATAGAAGATATAAAATTTAGCGTGGCAATATGATTAAAAGGGGTGAAAAATGATGGCGACAAAACCGACCGCGCCAAGGGTGATGTCGGGTACCTACGGCATGTTTTACTGGGACTCAGAACCCGTATTTGAGGTATCCTCCTTTGAGGCAAAGCTGAAGATAAACCGTGAAACTGTTAATTTTGCGGGAGACCTGATGGAGGACAGCAAAATGACAGGCCTCGCGGGTGAATTTTCATTTAAAGTAAATAAGGTGTTTTCACGAGGTCAGATCAAAATCGCAAACGCGATAAAAAGCGGTGTAGATCCTCGAAGCCAGCTGATTGGCAAGATTTCAGACCCCGACGCCTACGGCAGCGAGCGGGTGGTACTTTCGAACTGCTGGTTTAACGATATATCTTTAATGAAATTTGAATCGAAAAAGTTGGGTGAGGAGGAATTTTCCGGTGGGTTTACGGATTATTCATTCCCAGATCTGGTTGAACCCAGATAGAAAGGCGGAGAAGAATGAGCAAATATACAAAAATTACACTGGCGGAGCTGCTACGTCGCAAAGAACAGATGCTGGAGAGCAAAAAGATTAAAAAGACCGGCACACTTTATATTAAATCCCTTGACGGCACTATTACCATCGAAGGACCGGATTCCGCTCTCGCGAAAGAGTCGCAGGAAATGGAGAGCGGGGATTCGTATCTGGTTTATCAGTGTATGGTTGAGCCTGATCTCAAATCCAAAGAACTACAGGAGGCCTTTTCTTGCGTAGAACCGATGGAGATCGTAGAAAAAATCTTTGACGTAGGCGAAATCCCGCAGATTGCCATGGAATGTTTGAAATTATCCGGGTATGTAGACGGCGTCAAAATGGTGGATGATTTAAAAAAGCAATAAAATCGGATGGCGAGCTATATATGCTGCATCATTACATTCAGAGAGGATTCAAACCGGCATATATCATTAACCTTCCGATTGCGGAAAAGCTATTTTTCAAGGCAAGTTTCGAACTCTTCATAGAAGAAGAAATCGATAGAATCAATTCGATTACAAACGGTTAGAAATGGGGTGGTGCGGTTTGGGCAAAAAAAGTATTGGCGCGACACTAACTTTAAACAATGGGAACTTTTTTACCAATATCAAATCTGCCATCACCGGAACAAACCAGCTCAAAAGCGCAGTCACAAACGCCACCGGCAGCCTGAAAAAGATGGGCGGCCAGGGCAGCGCCGCCGGGGATGTGCTGGGAGGCATGGCAAAGAAGGTCATGGGCGCCGCCGCGGCATATCTGGGGTTTTCGCAGGCGAAGGATTTTTTAACCGATTGCGTCACTGGCGTGATGGAGCTGGAGCGCGCCAACACAAGGCTTGGAACCTTGATGATGAATGTTTCCGGTACCACGCAAACGCAGATTGACGATATTATCAGCTACGGCGACGCGCTGGAACAGGTGACTACCATTGAAGGAGACGCAACGGTGGCAGGAGCTTCCCAGCTTGCCACCTTCCAGCTGCATGCGGATACAATTAAAACCATTCTGCCGGCGTTTCAGGATTTAGCTGTCGCGCAGTACGGTGTGAACGTATCACAGGACCAGATGATTCAAAGCGGCAACCTGATCGGTAAAGTCATGATGGGGCAGACCGGCGCACTGACTAAAGCGGGCGTTACCTTTACAGCAACGCAGGAAAGTATCTTAAAAACGGGGACGGAATCCCAGAAAGCCGCCGCATTGGTAGAGGTGCTGGGCGCGAACTTCGGTGGGCTGGCGCAGAAGATGGCGCAGACCCCGGAGGGCAGGATTGTACAGCTCAAAAACGCGTGGGGATCGGTTAAGGATATTGTGGGCTACGCCGTTCTGCCAGTAATTACAAATGTCGTGAATTTTATGGCAGCAAAAATCCCTACAGCGCAGGCACTGGTAACAAATGCGGTGAACGCGATAAAGCCCCCGTTGCTGTGGATTAAAGATACCCTTCTGCCGCCGCTGATTTCGGCATTTCGTAATATATGGAGTTTTGGTGTATCAGCGTTTGAAAATATAAAGGGCGCTGTGGAAAATAACGCACCAGCGTTTGATTCGGTCAAAACCGTTTTGCTGGATATAAAGGATAAGCTGGTTATGGCGTTCGAAAGCGCACAGCCCGTAATTATATGGCTGAAGGACGTGGGGCTTCCGGCGGTTGTGGATGTTCTGTTCGGCGTAATCAGCGGCGCTACGGATGTATATAACTTTATCAGCGGCAACTGGGGAGTGATTGCCCCTATTGTGGGAGGCATTGCGGCAGCGGTGGGCGCGTACAGTATCGCTGTTGGAATCAACAACGCGCTGGTAACCTACGCAGCGGTGGTATCAGGGAAAAAAGCGGCGGCGTTGGCAGGTCTGTCCATCGCGGAACTCGCACATATTGCCATCACCGGCACGGCAACGGCAGTCACCACGGCTTTCGGAGCCGCACTGGCATTTGTAATGTCGCCTGTATTTTTTGTTGTGCTTGCCATCGGCGCGCTGGTGGCGGTGGGTATCCTGCTCTGGAAGAACTGGTCGAAGGTCACCGCTTTTTTTGTCTGGGCATGGGAGAACATCAAATCCGGTGCGGTGTTCTGCTGGAACGCCATCGCAGGTGTGTTCGTCAGCGCGGCGACGTGGTTCAATAATACGGTCATACAGCCTGTGTGGCGGGTATTCGGGCCGGTCGTGACCGGAATCGCGTCCATCTTTATGAAAGTATGGGAGATCATCACCGTGCTGTTCGGCGTTTTAGCGAGCTGGTTTAACAATACGGTGATTCAGCCGGTGATTGCTTTTTTCACACCCATTGTCACAACGGTTGTGGGGATATTCCAGAATGTGTGGAATGGTATCACCTTCATTTTCTCAGCAGTGGGCGCATGGTTCGGCGGGATTTTTACAGGCGCGTGGAACATAATTGTATCAGCCTTTTCGGGCGTTGCCGCTTTCTTTACGGGGGTATGGGATACAATCACCGGCATATTTACCACTATCGGCACAGCGATCGGAAACGGAATCGCCGGCGCGTTCAAGTTTGTTGTAAACAGCGTCATTTCCTTTGCGGAAAATACCATCAACGGGTTTATCAAGGCGATTAACTGGTCGATTGACGTTATAAACAAAATACCGGGCGTGAGTATAACAAAGCTGGCACTCATTCAGGTACCCAAGCTGGCGGAGGGCGGTATTCTAAGAAGCCCCGGGCGTGTACTTGTCGGGGAAAGAGGGCCGGAATTTCTGGATCTGCCCAAAGGCGCGCAGGTGACGCCGCTTGGTAAGGCGGGAAACAATAACACTATAATCATTAATATCTATGCGGACGGGAAATCGTCGGATGAAATTGTGGATGAGGTTGTTCCTAAACTGAAGCTTGTGTTGGCAAATTTGTAGTTATTCCGAATTCGGAGTAATTATAAATAAAATCTGACAAAAATCTTGCAATGACTTAAAAGATGGTGTATAATAAGGAAGTCGGATAAAATCCGGCGAAGGGTGAGATCTCTTAACGGCTTAAAAACCGGACGGTTATGCCGCTTCCCGAAAGGGGGTGGTTGCTATGAGAAAATACATATTGAGAATTTTTTTCCTGATATTGATTATGCTGATAGCATTTACTATAAAAGTAAAATAGCCGCCCCATCCGTCAAAATGTAGCGGTTATTTTATAACACATATTTTGGCATAACCGTTTGAGGTCTTGCCTTTTATATATTTATTATACACCTTAATTTTGGTAATGTCAATGCTTTTGTCTGCATTTTTACCGTAATCAGAGGTGTTTTTTTATATGGATATCTATCTTTCCACCAAAAATAGGGAGCAGGTTCTTAAGCTTCCGGTTGTGCCGAAAGAATTTACAATCACCAAACCGCAGAAAAATGAGGTTTTTGAAACGGTCTCTCAGGGAGAACTGCGGCTGATCGGGACTCCGGGTCTGAAAGGGATTGTTATCAATTCTTTCTTTCCTGTAAGAGATTACCCTTTCCTTCGTGACAGGACGTATAAAGGATTTGAGTATGTGTATCTCATAGACACATGGATCCTGCAGAAGCTGCTGATACGGCTGATTATAACCGATACGCCCATCAATATGGCGGTATCTGTGGAAAATTTTGAATATACCATACGTCAGGATGGGGATTTATATTATACGCTCAGCCTAGGAGAGGTGAAGCTGTTGTGAAGATTTTTGCTGATGATACGGATATAACAAATGCCGCCGTAGGGCTGTCATGGCAGAACACCATTTTGGAGCTGGCGACAACAATGTCTTTTGAGGTTGCGAAAACAGACGCAAAGTATATGAACATATATCAGCCGGAACTGGGAAGCATTATCCGGCTGTATACCAATGAAGAGGTATTTCGTGGGATTGTCATCACCATGGATGATGGGGCGAAGAATTCCAATAAATATACAGCCGTCGATTTCGGGTGGTATCTCAATAAGTCGAAAGAAACGTATCAGTTTAACAGGATGCCGGCAAAAAAAGTGATCGAGACTGTGTGCGCTGATTTTGACATATGGATCGACAGCATACCTGATTTGACAGCAGAGATTACAAAGATATACCTTGATAAAACAATCAGCGAAATCATATCCGATATACTGAATCAGTGCGGGGGCGGATTTAACTTTGACATGACGCCAAAAGGAATCAGGATATATAGGATTGGAGACATCTATGCGTACCCGGAGTTTCGGCTCTTTCCGAATACGAGATTGATCTACTCGCCGGGCGTACGGGGAAATGTATCACATTCAGTATCAATTGAGGATATGAAAAACTCGGTTAAGGTGATATCGGGCAATGAGGATGGGTTTTCAATTCTGAAATCTGCCAGAGAAGATGCGCTTATCAGCAGGTACGGGCTTCTGCAGGAGGTGATATCGGTTGATCCGGAAAAGGAAGATCCGATTGTGGTCGCGCAGGCGAAACTAAGTGAGTTATCTAAAATAAAGGAACAGTTTTCATTTGAAATTATTGAATCGAAGGACAGCTATACCAGAGCCGGCGCGGTTATCACCATTGATGGTACGGATTTTGTGATTGAAGGAACACAGCATAGCATCGTGAACGGTGTCCATAAGATAAAGTTGGACTTACGAAAATTTGGGTAATATGTCAATGGACATTTGGAATATTTTGTGGTAAAATATTTATTATAATGCAAAAGATAAAGTTTACTTAGTTTATATAATATACGGATTTGGATGTAATAAGCGAGTAAATAATTCAAAAACATAATAAGGGGGAAAATTTGTGAAAAAGAAGGAATTAATCCCAGTGGAGCAAAATATTTTACCAGTGCATCGCGAAAGAGAAGGTTTGTTCAAACAAGGAGTAGATAAGAAGGGGCGTCCATACGAGAAAAAAATGGATACGGATGGTATTTACACTAAAGAAGAGCGTTTATTAAGCGGCAAAAAAAAGTATACAATAATTACAGATAAATAATATAATCATAACGCAGCATTAGCCTACCTTTGCATTATCCATATAATGGCTAATTGGAAATGTCAGATGCATTATCCACATATACCTTAGTAAATTATATCGAATATTCTTGTAGAGGTGATTAATCATGGCGTTAAAGGCCGATTTTATTAAAACAATTGAAGAAAATCATGAATTTGCTTTTGTCGACAGCAATTATTTTCAAGAGGAGTTTCAAAGTAAATCAAAAGATTTTTTAGGAGCAAAAAGTTATGAGAAACTTGAAAAGCATGCTGAAGAATTAATAAACTTAATTTTTGAATTTCATGATAAAGGTGATGCTGTGCCACCGTCAATGACGCAGATGGACTTTTTTGAAAAGAATGTTGACTATGCTAATAAAGACAAGCAAAGGCAGCATTACATTCATTCGGTTAATGTTTTCATTTTAGGGCTATATATATTCCGTAATTTTGAATACTTAAGAGAAAAAGTAACTCAGGAAATGCAGGATACAACAGAAAATAAAACGGTTGAAAGTGATTCTATCAGCTATGACATAAGGTATTCAGGTGGAAGTGAAACTAAAGAATTTCTATACCGCTGGCGTATGGCCGCTCTTTCCCATGATTTAAGCTACGCAATATCTTTGTTAGGAAATAACCGAGAAGCAATAATCGGCTATGTTAATAGTCAACTTAAAAAATACAATAAATCTATATGTGAAATTAAAAAACTTTGGGAGTTTGATGGAAAGAACTTATTGTGTGATCTTAATAGAATAACTGGCATGGATTTAAAAGATGTTACTGGGGAAAAATGCTTAAGCGAAAAGTATGACATTTATTTTGATCATGGTGTAATTAGTGCCCTGTTGCTTCTAAGGCTGGTGTATGAGGAATTTGAAAAGCATGATACAGTTGAATCCAATTACGGCGGCGGCCACATAATATGGGACAAGTCGATTCTTGGTACATCTGTTCTTCAGGTTGCAAATGCGATTGCACTTCATAATCTTGACAAAGCAAAAAGTCTATCTTGCGAAGAATGTAACAGAATTTACAGTATGGATAGAAGCGCTTTTGTTTGGCTATTAAAAGTAGCAGACACATTACAAGAGTGGGATAAATTCAAAGTTGAAGAGTGTAATAAAGATATGTTAATAGGAGATACAGAGATCAATTTCTCATTCAAAGACAAAGAAATAATAATATGCAATTTTCCGAAACCTAAAGATATTAGTGATGAATGGGTTGCCAAATATGTAAAAGTGCGGTTAGCTGATAAACTAAAATAACATTAGACACTATCTTTATATTCAAATGTGGGATAATCAATATCACAGACTTGTACCATAAGCTTTGCTATAACAAAGCATGAGCTGAATTTACCATTATGAACATAATGAAAATGAATAACCTTATTTTAATATAATAACATAAAGACGATTACTTCGGTTTTCGTCTTTTTTTATACTCTTTTCGGAGGTGTCAGCATGAACGGTTATACAGAACTTGCAAAGCTATTGAAGGAGAGGGAGAACAAACAAGAGTACAGTCCGGTTTTCGGGATAATCATTGACCTGCCGGATCTAAAAATCCATCTGGGTGGGAAAGTAATTCTGACAGCGGAACATATTGTCCGGTGTGTTTCGGTTGACGGCACAGATGAAGACGGACAATATGTCAATCTGGGAAAAGAAGCGGTTCTGTTGCCCTTTGCGGATAACCAGAAATTTATACTGATTGGGGTGGTGATATAATTGTTTCCTGAAACACAGGATTTGTCTGTTGGGTCAGCCGGCGAAAGCACGGCGACGGCGGGCAGATCCTTTTTGTTTGACTTTTCCACCGGTGAGTTTGTTATTCAAAACGGAAAACTGGTGGAATGTGACGGCAGCGATGGGGTTAAGGTTTGGATTGAAAAAATACTCCGCACCGAAAAGGACAGATTTGAAATTTACGTGGACACGGATTATGGCGTTCATCTGGAGGATCTTATTGTCGGCACAAATTATGATCAGGCGTTTGTGCAGAGCGAATTAAAGCGCGAGATTGAGGAGGCGCTGCTGACGCATCCGGATATTACGGGCATATCGAACTTTACGGCGGAGAAAACAGAAACGGGAATCATCATCAGTGTGGAGGTGGAGACGGGTGACACGGCAGATACTTTTAGCACAGCTCTTGGCTAACATTTCTGATGAATATGACAAATCGGCTGGCAGCTTTTTTTATGACGCGCTGATGCCGGCGGCGATTGTACTGGAAGGCATTTATGCCGATATTGAAAAAATACTGCCCCATGCGTTTGCTAGAACCGCCTCGGGAATTTACCTGGACTACAAAGTCGCTGAGCAGGGGCTGACAAGAAAAGAAGCGGCTAAGGCAGCCGGGACGGTAACAATTACCGGCAATAACGGCGCGGTTATAAAAACGGGTGATAAGGTTTCGTCCGATACGGTAACATTTTCGGTAACGGAGAGCGGAACCATTGTAAACGGCAGTATTTCAGTTCCGGTGGAATGCGAAACGGCCGGGTCTGTCGGAAATCTGCCCGCCGGAACAATCAACCGGTTTCCTGTTACCTTATCCGGAATTATCAGCGTCACAAACACTGTTCCTACTTCCGGAGGGTATGACACCGAAACCGACGACGAACTGCGGGAACGGTATTTTGAAAAGGTATCCCGCCCTCTTGCAGGGGGCAATGTTTACGACTATATGCTGTGGGCAAAGGAGGTCGGCGGCGTGGGTGAGGTCAAGGTACAGCCGCTTTGGAACGGCAACGGAACGGTCAGGGTTATGGTGATTGATTCTACCGGCTCGGCGGCGGACAGTGCACTGATCGCGACGGTGGCGGAGGGTATTGAGCAGAAACGCCCCGTTGGCGCGAGCGTGACGGTGGTCAGCGCGGAACCTCTGCCTATAAACATCAGCGTAAGGATTTATATAAAGGAAGGTTATGTATTGGATGAAATAAAAACAGGCATTCAAAATGCCGTATCCGCTTACCTGAAAAGCATCGCGTTTCAGCAGGATTATGTATCGTTCGCGCAGATTGGCAGCAGGGTTCTTGTGCAGGACGGCGTTTCGGATTATCAGGAGCTTCTGGTGAACGGCGGAAGCGGCAATGTTACTGTGTCGGAAAATCAGGTTCCGGTACTGGGAACATTGGGGGTGAGCGTTTGAATATAACAAAACCGCCCTATTATAAAAACTCTAAGGTTATGAACAGCATCTATGATACGCTGGATCAGGAAATGATCCGACTTGAAAATGAAGCTTCATTAACCGAAAATCAATTCTTTGTCCTTCTTGCCGATAAAAGCTTGTCTGGCCATGAAAAGGATGTGGGGCTTAGTGCCAGCAATGCAGATACTCAGTCCAGACGCAGCAATATTTTATCAAAACTGCGCGGTTCGGGAACCACCAATATCAGCGCCCTGAAGAATATCGTTGCTTCCTATGAGGGCGGCGAGATCGAGGTCATTGAATATGTGAGCGAGTATGCCTTTGCCATCAAGTTCGTATCCAAAAAGGGTGTGCCTGTGAATCTGGACGATATAAAAAAAGTGGTGGAGGATATCAAGCCGGCGCATTTAGAGGTGCGGTATATCTTTACCTACCGCCTGTGGCAGGATGTGCTTGGTACAATAGAAAACTGGGAAGCGGCTCAGGCAAATTCATGGGAATGGATGCGCAGCTTTGAAATCACGTTTAATCTGTATATAACAGACGATGGACTGGTGTATTATAGGGATACAAACGACGGAAACGCGTATATCGCGTTTATGAATGGGAAACCCGTTGCACGGAGATTGGAGGAATGATTTTATGGGAGCACTGCCAAATGATATCGGGCTGGCGACAGCCACAGACGTGGGGGATGTGGCAAAACTGAACACACAAAGCAAAACGGTGGTGGAGGCCATCAATGAACTATTGGAAAACGCCGGGGCGGCGGATTCCGACCAGATTTATGTGGAGGGCGAAGGAAACGCGGTACTCGGAAGCGGAAATATTATCTACGGCAATAACAACAAAATCATCGGTTCGGGAAATGTTGTCGTAGGCGATAACCATATCGTAATCGGAATTGATAAGAACATCTATAACGGGATCAGCGGCCTAAGTTTTGAAAATGTCGATATACCCTCAAAGACAATATATTACTATGCCGGTAACGGAGCCGCCGATATTGCCGTCGGTGACAAAACTGTACTGAAATTCGGACAGTCATGGTACAACAGTGACTGGACAGAGGAAACAGTAATTGAAACAGAAAAGGCTGTTACTTCGGTTACTGCTGTCGGCGAGGGATATTTTACCGTGGCGGATATGCTGCTGAGCGGCAATCCTCCTGATGATGTGCATACCCAGCTTTCCATGACCTATGTATATTTCTTTGACCTGCTAAGGGAGGACGCCAAAGTCATCGGAAACGGCTCGGTTACCATGGGATACAGATCGTCCGATTTGAACAGCTTCAGCGCCAACAGCGGAACCGCATCCGCTTCCACGGCAGCGGCATTTAACTCTGCGGCGGCAAGCGCACCTTTTGCCTTTGCCTGCAATTTCGGGCGTGCATCGGGATCGTATGGATTTGCGGCGAATTACGCGCAGGTATATCAGGAATACGGCGCCGCTGTCAATAACGGATACGCTTACGGCGGCTATTCGTTTGCCGCAGGCTACGGCAGAGCCGCCGGACGGTCTATCAAATGTACATCTCTCAGCTGTGCGGAACAGTCGGTTACGGCGTCCGCCGGGGAATCGCTGAGCGGGCTGTACGCTGGAAACAAAATTCTGGTGCGGTACAAAAACAACGCAAATACCATTATATTTGGTGTATTTACGGTCACAAGCGTCAGCGGGCAGAAGATATATGTGGAGGAATCCTTCGGGGGAGGTAGCTTCGGAGAGGCGCTGATGCCGGACGGGTATATCTTTAGGATAGAATCCACCTATGGGTACAACTTCGCGTCCGGCTACGGTATGGCCGGCAACAAGTATTCACAGGCACACGGGTATTACACTGTTGCCGCACACGAAGGCGCGAGCATTTACGGCAGGTACGGAGCCACGCCCGAAACCTATTCATGGTGCCTTGGGAACGGAACGTCATTTTCTGCGATGGGGCTGGCGGCAAAAATACTGCAGTCGGGCAATATGTTTATTGACGGTACCTATTCCAGCCCGTGTGCAGATTATGCCGAGTGTTTTGAGTGGGCGGACGGGAACGCAGAAAATGAAGATCGTGTTGGATATTTTGTAAAGCTTCAAAATGGAAAGATCGGAATGGCGGAGGATTTTGAAACTGTCCTCGGCATTACTTCCGGCAACCCTGCCATTCTCGGTGACAGCGCCGGTCTGCGGTGGAACAAAAAATATGTCACAGATGATTTCGGACGGATACAGTATCATGAGGTGGAAATCCCGGCGGTTATGGACGAACAGGGCAATGTTACCGAGCCGGCAAAAATAGAGGTGCAGCCCATGCTGAATCCGGACTATGACCCGGTCATGGAATATGCCCCGCGAATGGGGCGCCCTGAGTGGGCGGCGGTCGGGGTTTTAGGAAAACTGCCGGTAAGAGATGACGGCACAGCAAACGTTGGCGATGTGGTACGCCCCATAGCGGGCGGGATTGCAACGAAATCCATCAATAACGGATACCCTGTTTTGGAGAGAATATCCGCCAATGTAATTTTAATCTGGGTGAGGTGACAAAAATATGCCTGCAAATACAACAAACTACGGTTTTAAAAAGCCGTATTATACTGATAACGCCGATGTCGGCGTACTCAATGAAAACTTTGAACTGCTGGACGCGGAGCTGACGCCATCAGTCATCCAGACTTCGGCGCCGCCAACGACCAATCATAAAGGGAAAATATCCGTTATTTTAGGATGGATAGCCAACCGGATTAAAGCAATTACCGGAAAGGCAAGCTGGTGGGATTCGCCAAGCGTAACACTGGAGGACTGCTCGGCTCATATTACAAGTGGTTCACATACCGCTGCCACTGTGTCTCAGGACGGGTTTATGCCCGCTCTGGATAAACAGAAGCTGGATAACGCCGTATCAGCCTATACCGCAAACAGGCTGATGCTTCGCGACAGCTATGGCAGGGCACAGGTGCAGGCTCCGGCGGCATCCTTTGACATCGCCAACAAATCCTATGTAGACGATAATTTTGTAGCAAAAAACACAGCCTCAACCATGTCCGCCATGCTGACGGCGCAGTCCAATACGTCCTACACGACCAAACAGGTCAGGAATATTGTGATCTGGACAAGCGGCGATACCCCGCCTGCCAGCGGGTACGGTGATATTTTAGTAAAAATTTTTTGAGGTAGTTTATGAGCAGAGCAATCAGTTTTATTTATGATTACCCATACTGCGGGTACAAAACAGCCGCCAGATACGGAAACCAGTGGTCAACGAACAGAATTACATTGAACGGCTGTTATACCTATCCGATGATGTTCAATAACACCGTTCCCGGCTGCCGGCATATGAAAATCGGTGCAGAGATCACCAATACAGGTTCGGGAACAGTATACGGCCGGTCTTGGGATTTCATGGTGTACCGGCAGAATTACGGCTGGATTGATATAGAAACCTTTACCCTGCCGGAAGGCGGACTTTATACGATTGACTGTGATATCTCAAACATTAACATCATCCAGTTCGCCGTGGTGCCGTCCTCCAACCCGGGCAGCAGCAAAACATGGGACAGTTGGTTCGGAATGGAACGTCTTACGATAACGGAAGCGGTAACAACGACAGATCTGATAAGCGGTGATTTCCAATACGGCATATTTCCAAATCGGTACGGCATCACTCAACAGCCCAATGAAGTGTATGTCAATATCGGCGGCACGCTGACAAAGGCAAAGAAAATCTTTGTCAACATTGACGGTACGCTCATAGAACTGCCGAAGGTATATTCAGGGTATTTTAAAACCATAAAAGAAGAAATGAAAGTCTTTGAATTTACACCCCCATCAAGCGGGACCTATACCATCACACAGAAGAAAATCTCCGGCGACCACGAAATCCGGCTGTATGATTCAGCCTTTACTCCAATCTCGGAGTCATATTTTTATAACGGCGCTTTTGCCCTTACCGGCGGAAGCGTCTTTTATATATCCGTCATCCATTACTATAACAGTGCAGAAACAGGAGAGAGCTATCTCCAGATCTACAAAAATTGAGGAGGATTTCACTATGGAAAAATTAAAAATGTTTTATGCAGGCTTGTGCGGATTAATATCGTACATATTCGGAGGCATGGATACGCTGCTAAGCATTCTGCTGGTATTTATCGTGATTGATTTCATCAGCGGGTTTATCAAAGCGTGGGCGAAAAAGGAATTCAATTCAAGCGTCTTTTACATTGGCGGGGTGAAAAAAATAGGGATACTGCTGATTGTGGTGGTGTCGGCGCAGTTGGATCAGCTGATCCTCGGCGGCACGGTTGTACTCCGGACCGCCGCCATTTCCTATTATATAGCGAACGAGGGCTTTTCCATTCTGGAAAACTGGGGCACGCTGGGGCTTCCTTTACCAAGGATACTTAAGAATGCGCTTGCTAAATTAAAAGAAAAAACAGATGGGGAGGATGATCAGAATGCTGCCGGTTGAACAGAGATTTATATCTAAAAATTACTCCAAAGGCGTGGTAATCATACCAAAATATATTGTTGTTCATGAAACCGCAAACACCGCCGTCGGCGCAAATGCTGACGCGCATTATACCTATTGGAATACGAACGAATATGCCAATGCCAGCGCGCATTTTGCGGTGGATGATTCAAAAATTCTTCAACTGCTGCCGCTGGATGCGAAAGCGTGGCATGTTGGGGACAACAAAGGGCACAGCGATATCACAAACAATAATTCCATCGGTCTGGAGATCTGCGTCAACAGCGATGGAAATTACACCGCTGCCCGCCAAAATGCCATTGAACTGGTACAATATCTGATGAAAATAACCAGCCTTTCGCCTGATCAGGTTGTCACTCATAATGACGCCAGCGGCAAGTGGTGTCCGGCGATTATGCTGACACAGAATTTATGGGAGGATTTTAAAATGCAGATCAGAAAAACGGATGAACTGACAGACCCAAATGATATTGCCTGGGAGTTTGGTAACAGAGGCATTGTTACGGATGTTGACGGATTCAAAGCGGAAATAGAGCACAGCCCGGACGGCCGGCTGTACTGGCTGGCAAGGAAAACACTGAGCTATATGAAAAAACATGACATATAGGGGGTGATGAGTATGACATCAGAAGAAAAGCGCGAAGCAGTCCGTTTGCGTCATAGCGGGCTGAGCTATTCTAAAATTGCGGCGACGCTCAATATTTCAG